ATGTAATACAAGCCAACCACTTAAACCTTCTATTACTACAAAAACAGATACTGTCTGGAAAACAAAGGATTCCATAATCACCAAGACTAACCCTCCTATATACAAATCCAATCCTTTTAAAGGCCCTATCAAGGATTCATTTCTTATCCCAGACACTAACTACGCTAAACTTAAAATACAATTTGATTCACTAATAGGTTTGTATTTAACTGAAAATATCTATAAATCAAATAGTAGATACGATAGTAGCTACGTAGATTTGACAGATACAGTATTCATGAATAAAATAAAAGGTAGAAGTATAAAATTCCACCTTAACTATCCTGTTATAACAAAGACTATTACAATCAAAGAACCTTATGTACCTGTACGACAGGTGTATATGGGAGGTTCGATAAATGGTAATCCAACATCTCTTATCAATATGGCAGATATAGGACTACTATACAAAACAAAAACAGATAGAATATTTGAAGCCAAGGTTGGCATGGACATAACAGGTAAGATAAATTACGGAGTAGGTACTTTTTGGAAAATACATTTGTGAGAATGACTGAGTTTAAGAAGTGTGAAAAAGACTTTTATTATTTCCTTACCAATTACTGGAAGGTTATAAGCTATTGTAACAGGGTTGAAACCATCAAGCCTAGTAAATATCAGAGACACCTAATCAGATTGTCTGAAAAGGTATCTAGAATGCTTATAAATACAGCTAGGAAGTCTGGAGTAACTACTATGTTTGTAGCTAGGGTAGTTTGGTTAATGCTTTTTAAGCCAGGTTTCATAGCAGTAGTAACAGGCCCGTCCAAGATAATAGCTAAGGAGTTTATAGACAAGGCATTCTACTCATATAGTAAATTACCAGAGGAATTAAAGATAGGAATAGAAACTAAAACACCTTTTATATTAGAATTCAGTAATGGATCTAAACTAATTATAGTATCTCCAGAACCTCAAATAGCAGTACGAGCAGATTTTATAATGATAGATGCAGCAGCTTTTATTCCAGATTTAAAAGAATTACAAACTAGTCTTATACCTACTTTGAATCCTAAAGGCTGCATGATAACTTCATCTACACTATATAAGGATTCAGAATTCCTAGCTCAATGCGTAGCTGCGAGAGAAGGAAATTATGATGGTGAATATATAGAAGTGTATAGCTCTATAAGTCACCTTAAGACAGGTAAGTGGATGGACAAAAAAGTGAGTAAACTAGGTAAAATAAAAGCAAAGGTTGAAACACAACCTTGTTACTACATTCAAGATAAACAACTGACCCACATTAACAATTGGGAAGGAGATAGAGATTAAGCAGTTTTAATCTACAGCAAACTATCTAAATATAAATTAATATTAAATGTTAAAAGCCTACAAATACAGATTATACCCTAATAAGACTCAAGAAATTCTTTTAAATAAGACTTTTGGGTGTTGCAGGTATTTCTGGAATAAACAGGTAGAAGCTTTTAATTCTTATGACAAAGAACTTAATCCTAAACCAATCTTTAAAACTTCAACCGAGTTAAGAAACGAAGTTGAATTTATAAAGGAAGTTTCTGCTGGAGTACTACAACAAAAAGAAATAGATTTCAAAGAATACAAGAAACAATTCTTTTCTAAAACTAGAAAGAAACCTATCAACAAACCTACTTCTAAAACTTGTAGTAATTGCAATTACATCTACAAAGACCTCACTCTTAAAATTAGAGAGTGGGACTGACCAGAATGTAACACTCACCATGACCGTGACTTAAACGCATCATTAAATATCAAAGCACTAGGAGTCACTAGTGCTATACGTACACTGAGAGAATGTAAGACTTCTGAAAAGAAGCAAGCCTCGTTGAAGTGTATAGAGCAAGGATAGTTTATTAACTATCAACGCTTATGATTATGACAAAAACAAAGAAGAAGTCGATACTAAAGCTCGTGAACGATATCATATAAAAAAGAATAAAATTGGCCAAATCAGTAACTAAACAACCTACAGTAGAACCTCTGCCAGCAGTAAGACCGGTTAACCTTAAAGAGGTAGCCTTATCTGAGTGGAAAAAGTGTTTGGAATCACCTGAATACTTCATCTCAATGTATGTTTGGATTCAGATGTCTAATGAAGGTAGAGGTAAATTCAAGTTATACCCTTTCCAGAGAAAACTACTACATTTATTACATACCAGAGACCGAATAATAATTCTGAAGAGTAGACAATTAGGTATTACTACCTTATGTGCTGCTTATGCTTTATGGACGTTTTTATTTAAAGGTGACTCATCTACATTATGTATGGCTCCAACTACCAACGTAGCTAAGGCCATTATAGATAAATTCAAGTTTGCACACGGGCAGCTTCCTAAATGGATGCTTGATTTATCTAATGCAAGTACAGATGAAGCCAATCAAAAAAGAGTGGTAGGTAAGAATGGATCTAAGATTGAGGCCTTATCAGGTTCTAGAGATGCTGCTCGTAGTAAAACAGCTACATTTCTTATTTTTGATGAGTTTGCATTTTTAGAAGATGATGAGGGTGTGTATACTGCATGTCAACCAACCTTATCTACAGGAGGTAAATGTGTAATATTAAGTTCGCCTAATGGAGATTCGAATAAATTTGCTGATTTATATAATAAAGCAGAGTTAGATGACAATGAGTTTCTTCCTGTAAAATTGGATTGGAGAGTACACCCGGATAGAGACCAAACATGGAGAGATAGGCAAGATCAAGAATTAGGTAAAAGGGCTGCTTTGCAAGAGTGTGAAGCGTTAATGTTGAGTACAGGTAACTCATATTTCGAACCTGAAGATCTAGACTGGGTTAAAGAAAATCTAGAAGAGCCTGTTCAAATGCGCGGTAAAGATAACTCATGTTGGGTGTGGAAATTCCCAGAAGAAGTGACAAATTGTGCTGTAATAGTGGATACGGCCAGAGGAGATGGATTAGATTCATCTTCTATACAGGTGATAGAACTTTTAACAGGAGACCAGATATGGGAATACAAGGGAGAATTAGGACCCAAAGACTTAGCTAATTTTGCAGTATCAGTAGCTATTGAATACAACAATGCATTATTGATAGTGGAAAATTCAGGTATAGGTAATACTACATGTAGCTATGTCACTGATTCCGGATATAGAAATGTATTCAAATCGTTTAAGGGAGATACTACCAATGTGAGCCAATTCCTAAATGCATATCATGATGAGGATAAGATGACTCCTGGATTTACCACTTCTACTGCAACAAGACTACCTATGCTTCAATCACTAAAAACAGTAATAGAAGAAAAGGCTATAAGAATCAGATCAAAAAGAACTTACGGAGAAATGAGGTCATTCATATGGAAGGGTCCTAAACCTACAGCCAAGTCCGGAGCAAATGATGACTTGTTAATTCCACTGGCAATAGGAACATATCTCAGAGGAACCGCACTCACCCACGCGTCAAATAGTACTGATATGCAAAGAGCATGCTTAGGAGGCATCACAAAAGTTACCCCTCAACTATCATATTCAAATGTGAATCAACGAGCTAATAATTACATGATGAAGAATCCTTATACAGGAGAAATGGAAGATTATAGCTGGGCTATGAGTCGTTAATTATATTTATACAGATAAACTATTATACATGCCCAATAAAGCGTTATTCGCACAACTCAAACAGAAATTCACTACTGATTCTATCATTAAAAGATCTGGAGGAAAGTATCTTAAAGTTTCTGATTTCAATAGTATACAGGCATTTGGAAACCTACAACAAAATACATTAGCTAATAGATACACCAGACTATATTCTAATAATGCTTTAGCTAATACTAGTACAGGTTATGGAATGCAAATAACCAGAGCTCAATTATACTTAGATTATGAAGCAATGGATTCGGATGCATTAATAGCTCCAGCTTTAGATATACTATGTGAAGAAGCTACGCAGGTTAATGAGATGAATAATGAAGTTTTATCAATTAGATCATCTTCTGAGAACATTCAAGATGAACTATACAACCTATTTTACAATGTTTTAAATATAGAATTTAATCTTCCAATGTGGATTAGAGGCATGTGTAAATACGGAGATTTTTTCTTAAAAATGCGCTTATCTGACCAATTTGGAGTATATGGAGCTAGCGTTTTATCCCCTTATGAAATGACTCGTGAGGAAGGATTAGATGCAAATAACGGAGATTATATAAGATTCATACAAGACCCTGGGGCTATCATAGGTGGTACAAGTGCTGCTAATTCATCTAGGAACCATAAAGTGTATGAAAACTATGAAATAGCACATTTTAGGTTGATGAGGGATTCAAACTTTTTACCTTATGGCAGATGTTTGAAAGGTAATTCATATATTGAGACAGAGTTTGGAGTAAAAACAATTGATAAAATACAGGAAGGTGATAAAGTTTGGTCTTACAATACTGAGGAGGATAAGTACGAATTAACAAATGTGTTAAAGCAAGTATGCTCAGGTGAAAAGAAAACATACAAAGTATCTACAAAAAATAATTTTATAGAGGGAAGTGCAGAGCATCCTATACTTGTATTTTCAGAAGGACAATTAAAGTACAAGCAAATACAAGACTTAAATGTAAAAGATTTAATATCAATAACAAATTATTCTTTTAAACAATCTAATCCAGACAGTAAGTTAGATAAAGATATTTCATGTGAAAATAAAAATCAAGCTTACTCATTAAATTTTTATTTAGATGGCAGAAAAAAAACTCAAGCTAAAAAGCATAAACAAGACGGTATAGAAAATATTATTTTAGAACCCATTATAGTTATAGAAGAATCTGGGCAGGATTTAACTTATGATATACATGTAGAGTCTGAAAATCACAATTTTATAGCTAATGGTATAGTAGTTCACAATTCATGGTTAGAGCCTGGACGTAAGTTATTCAAGGCATACACCATGATGGAAGATGCTGCGGTAACTCATCGTGTAACTAAATCTGCGGAAAAGAGAGTATTCTACTACAATGTAGGCAACCTTCCCCCTAACGAGGTAGATGCTATGATGCAGAAGCATATATCCAATCAAAAGAGAACTCCTTTAATGGACCCTCAGACAGGACAGTGGAATTACAAGTTCAATATGATGAACTTACTAGAAGATTTCCATATACCGGTAAGAGGTAATGATACATCTACACGTATAGATACTGCAAAAGGACTTGAGTATACAGGTATGGATGATATGAACTATTTCATAAATAAGATGTTTGCAGCTCTTAAGGTTCCTAAAGCTTTTCTTAATTATTCTGACGAATTAAATGGAAAATCGACGCTCTCCGGAATTTCTCTAAATTTTTCCAAGTCTATAGAATATATACAAAGGATGGCCTTAGCTCAACTACAAAAAATAGCTCAAGTCCACCTTACTTTACTT